AAGAGGGCTAAATGACTGAAAAGGAATTAGAGATTTACTTTAGACAGATGAAAGCATTATTCCGAACGGAAGGGTGGCAGACTCTGATTAAAGACCTAAAAGAACAAGTACCCCTTCTTGACTCAGTAGAGAATACTAAAGATGTTAATGACCTTTACTTCCGTAAGGGTCAATTGAATATCTTAGGTGTTCTACTTAACCTTGAGACTACAACTGACCAAGGCTTAGAAGAGTCACAGAGGGATTACAATGTTTAAGATGTATGATTATAAATGTGCTTTAGGGCATATCAACGAACACTTAGTCAAGGGTTCCCCAGACACACAATTGTGTAAAACCTGTGGTATCCAAGCGACTAGACAACTTTGTTCTCCCGCTTCTTACTTAGAACCATTCTCAGGCGACTTCGCTGGCGCTACTCTGAAATGGATCAAAAAGCATGAGAAGGGTAGGACACAAGCAGAGAAAGCTAACCCTGATACTGAATAGGAAGCTTTTATTTTAATCTTTCTCCACAATACTAAGGTACGGAGTTTAATATGGCAGCATTTATCCTCAATGAAGAGGAATTACAACCAGAGCGTTTTGATAGCATTGATGACTTGTCGTCAGAAGTTACACCAGAAGAAACGGAACCTTCGCAAGAGGTAACCCCAGAAGCTGTTGAACCTGAGGCAATCCCAGATAAGTACAATGGTAAGTCACTAGAAGATGTAGTACGGATGCACCAAGAAGCTGAAAAGCTACTAGGTCGTCAATCTTCCGAAGTAGGTGATCTACGTAAAGTAGTTGATAGCTATATCAATACACAACTCGACACACCACAAGCAGCACCTGTGGTAGAAGAAGAAATAGATTTTTACTCAGACCCAGAAGCAGCAATGAGTCGAGCAATTAACAATCATCCTTCGGTTAAAGCAGCAGAAGAGTCTACACGTGCTTACAAGCGACAAACGTCTATGGCAACTTTGCAGAAGTCACACCCAGAGATACCTGAGATCGTAGCTGATCCTAAGTTTGCTGAGTGGATTCAAGCTTCGCCTGTAAGGACTCGTATGTTTGTTGCAGCGGATCAGCACTTCGACATGGAGTCAGCCAATGAACTTTTCTCATTATGGAAAGATCGCTCAGGGGCAGTACAGCAGACTCTAAAAGCTGAGAAAGAAACTAGAAGCAAAGCCGTTAAAGAAGGAAGTAATGGCAATGCAAGGGGTAACCCCGATTCTAGTTCTTCCAAGAAAATCTACAGACGTACTGACCTTATTAACCTTATGCAATCAGACCCTGATCGGTACCTCGCTATGTCGGATGAAATCCAACGGGCGTATGCTGAGAAAAGGGTTAAATAACCTTATTTTATTTTAGAGAGAGAAATTATTATGGCTACTTCCGTATATCCCCTAATGGGCGGCAATACTGACAACACTACTGCTGATGCGTTCATTCCTGAGTTATGGAGTGACGAAGTAATTGCAGCATACAAAAAGAATCTAATCCTAGCCAACTTGGTTAAGAAAATTTCAATGACAGGTAAGAAAGGTGATACTCTTCATATCCCTAAGCCTACCCGTGGCGCAGCTACAGAAAAATCTGCTGGCACAGCGGTAACTATTCAGAGTGAAACAGCGACACACGTTGACGTAATTATCAACCGTCACTTTGAATACTCACGTATGATCGAAGACATTACTTCTGTACAATCTTTAGCTTCAATGCGTCAGTTCTATACTGGTGATGCTGGCTATGCACTAGGTAAGCAAGTAGACAATGATTTGTTTGCCCTTTGTAAGTCTTTTGGTACTGCTCAAGCAAACCCTGTTTACGCTGGCTCTAATACGTTCTACAATGATGCCGCTACTGGCACTACTGCTTACGCTGTTGACACTATGTTAGCTGCTGACGTATTTACTGACGCTTTCTTCCGTGACATGGTACAGAAGATGGACGATGCTGACGTTCCTATGGACGGACGTTTCACGGCTATTCCTCCTTCCCTACGTAATACCATCATGGGTATTGATCGTTATGTTTCATCTGACTTTGTAAATGGTCAAGGTGTTGTTAACGGTAAGATTGGTGAATTGTACGGTATTGATATCTATGTATCAGCTAACTGCCCTACTCTTGAGACTGCTGCTGAGAACGGTGCTACTGCTGGTGTTGCAAGTAAAGGCGCTATCTTGGCTCATAGTGACACTATGGTTCTTGCAGAGCAAC